CCATCATTTCCATCGTTTTTATTACCTCGTCAATGGTTATACCTAGAAAGGTTGAAACTTGCCTAGGTGTATATCCATCGTCAATCAATTCCATAATTGATATCATTTGGTCTTTCATTTTACCCATTGTTTTACCTCATTGTTACCAACACCATTAATTATAATGGTTACCTGGTGAATTGTCAACAAGTTTACCTCAATGTTGTAAAAATACAACATCAAGCCCCCGGCCAACGCACGGTACCATAATTGAATGTCAAAATGTTACCTCGGGCAAAGTTGGTAGCAGGTGCATTCCAACTTGCGGCTTTGAGAATATCACCTTTCTTAAATTTCTTACCATCCTCTTTTACAATAAAAGAATGGACAGAGGTACCTTGAATAACCTTGATATATTTGCTACCTTCCTTGAAGGTTAGTTTATTTGCAAATTCCTCAATCATCCGTTCACGGACACCACAGGAAACATCATCATCCCTAGAACGGCCTTGCCATTGTTTATAGTCATCAAAGATATAATTAAGATAATAATAAATTTCGTTATTCATATATTAACCTTTTACAAAATTGTCAACGGTTTGTTGGCGGATTTGATCCATTACATTTTTGAAAACTTCCTCGCTTACATTTTGCGAAAGGACACTTACTAAAATTGAATGTAGGTAGCCAGAGGTGTAAGAATAGCCGCCCACGGTGTTATATTTTTGAACATTGACAGCCGTGAAACCTTCCAGGGTTGCTTTGGCCTCATCACGGCGGCGTTGGACTGTTATTAAACTTTTGTGCATACTTGATTCTCCGTAATTTTCACAATGTAAACCGTTGGATCAGCCTTGAATGCCCAATCTTTTTTAACATGGTCTTTGGCTTCCTCCAAGGTCTTAAAAGTGGCTCGCCAGCGAACCTGTTTGGAACGAATCTGATATTTTGTTTTCATCATGCGTCCTATCAATCAATATGGATACATTATGGGGTATCCATGCCGAATTGTCAAGGACTTTTTTTGTTGTAATTTTGACAACATGGCTACTGGACCGCTCAGGACCTAGTGGCTATGCGGTCCGACGGGAGGCTAGGAAGGGTTATAGGAGGTTTTCTGGTAGTGGTCCATATGGAGATATCAGCCAAAAAAAGAGCCTCCTATGCGGAGGCTCTGGAAATTATCAAAAAAGAAATTGTTGGATTATTAATTTTTATCCATTGGTACGGCTATTATCTTACAATTAACATTCCTAGGCAATTCTTTTTGGCATTCCTCAATGGCTTGCCTTGCTTCGGCTTGACCAAAATGATGGCCAAAAAGTGTTCCTAGGAATGCAAAGAAAAGCATTAAAATAAATGTAGGTCCATCGCTCATTATTCAATTCCAAAAGGTTTTTATCCAAAAATAGCTTGATTCATTTCATACACTTTCATTTCCTTTTCCGTGTATGATACGGCATGCCATTCACCGTCAGGTGTCTGGGCTTTTACAATATCAAAAGAATAGATAGAACCCATTTCCGTGCAATAGCCTTCAACCTCTGCAAAGCGGGTGACAGCCTTTTTATTATCCATCATGGTACCGAACCATCCATTACGGAGTTGGATACGCATACCTTTTTTAATTTCAGCGGTTTTCATAAAATCTCCTATAAAATTAACCACAGATTGTATACTCAGCAAGGGACTTCCAGTTGCCGTTCGGGTTTGCTTTGCGAATCTTGGTCACTTGGATCAAGGTACGCAGTGACAATTCCTTGACAGTATCTCGCAGGGAATTAATCAGGTTCAAGGCATCAAGTTTCATTGCCCGTGGGAACTCAGGCATGAATTCATCGGAATCAAGGATGAATTTCATCCGCTCAATTTTTTGTTGCGGTGTCATAGACAGGTCAACGGCCATTGATCGGGTGATGATGGCTTGGTCAATCTGATTGGATGACAGGTTGCTGATAAAAATAACACGGCCTTTGAATTCAAAAGTGGTAGGCAGGTCATCATCACGGAGGTCAGCACGCCATGAGATAATACGGCGAGAATAGGAATCCAATGCACCTTTGAGCAGGTTAAGGGATACAGGGTCTTTGAGGACAGAATCACAATCATCAAAAACAATCACGCCGTTACGGTTCTCATATAGTGTACGGTACAGGCCTTTAGGTGTTGAATAGCCTTTGATTACACGGTAGGCACTTTTGCTGATGGCTTCGCCAACTTCAAAATCTTCGGTCAGCGAAACATCCTGCAGGCCTGCTTGGCGTAGGGCTTGGGTTACAGTAAAGGACTTGCCAAGACCGCCAGGACCAGTGACAATGACGGAAGCCTGATCGCCAATAGCCAACATGGTAACCATGTCAGATACAAAGCCGAATCGCTCATTAATTGAAAAGCGGGACTCCACAGCAGGAGTAGGCTCTGCATTAAACTTGGTGATAGTAACGGGACCATTTACTTGGTTTTTAGTACGGCGGTAGCCTGCTTTTGGGACGCCTCTTGGCATAATCAATTCTCCATATCAAGTGTTGATAGTGCTATTATGGGGTATATCTTGCCAATTGTCAAGGATTATTTTTGTTGCAAAAGTGACAATGCCTCAGGATCATATTTTTCAATAAAAGCAACAAATTCTTTATTTGTCATTTTGTCAAGTTTTTCCATCAAGGCTTCCCATGCTAGGTCCACTAGGTCATATTCGGATGCCTTTGTGATCCAACGATCCGCATAGGTTCGCTGGAGGTGTTCTCGGTCGATATCTGATATTTTCATGGTATAAGTGTAAAGGAATTAAATTGAATTGTCAAGGGTTATTCCAGTCCTCTAGCCACTCCTCTAGGTTGTCATATTGATATTCTGCCCACTCCCAAAAGTGTTGCAATAATAGCAATGGGAGCAGGATTGTCAATCTGACAACCCATGTTAGTGTCCACTTCATATTGTAGTGGTTGCTTCGGCAGCCATCATCATGATAGCCCTGCCTGCTGCCTCTCGGGCATTGGTGCCTGCATAGTCATCGGACAGGCTATTGAAGCCACGATATAATTCCCAATTACCTGCACGGCTTACCTCTACCCGATAATCATAAGGATTGGTAAATGGGTCAGCAAGGGTCACAATACGGACCAGTCCAAAATCTTTTATCATCATATTATTCACCTATAAATTCTACAATTTCCACTACCTCACCGCTAGGGAAATACTTTTGAAAAAATGCCTCGGCTTCGGCTTCAGTATTGACACCTCTAACCGTTACCTCATACGGATAAGAATAATCACCTACATTGTACACCACACGGTAACCTAATTTTTTACCTTCAAAGGTTACCTTCGGTTTTACCGTTTTAGGTTTTCGAGGTGTTTTAGGTTTTGCCTCAGGTGCTACACCTCGGGGCTTATTTTTACTGCCTTTGGGTCTACCCATGTTAGTCTCCACTCACATTTGCATAAAGGTTAACCCGCTGCCATGCCCACAGGTCTGTTATCTTATTGAAAACAGGACCGAATAGGTAACCCGTATTGGCCACGCAGGTCTGCCAGCCACCGATAACACTTTTACAATTAATTGTCATAATTAAAACTCCTCGCCATAGTAGCCGTAATCCTCATCGGTGCCGTAGCCAGCTGAGGCCATGGCCGAATCGAAATCACCATCCATGGAATCGTCATAAGCCTCGGCCATTTGATCCATGAATTCCTCGAAAATCAATTCCACATCGGTAATTGTCATATTGAACATTTCCGCTATTTCAGCAAAGGTCAGGTCGCCAGCGGAAATTTGGTCTTGCACCTTTGATATGATATCCATTTGATAATCTCCTTTGTTTAATCAATCAGTATGGATACATTATGGGGTAAGTGGCTCGAATTGTCAAGGGCTCCATGGGTCATTTTTTGCATGGTCTTAGGATTGTCTTATAATAAGACGGTTAGACGGGAGGCTAGGAAGGGTTATAGGAGGCTCCAGGTAGGGGGTTGATATTAGACTATGGCTGGCTAGGATCGCCTCCCACAGCCCGGTGTTATCCATTTGATAACATTTCCCCCAGGAGGTGCTTCGTTGACCAATCATGGACTGCCAATGGATACATTATGGGGTATCCACCGGCAATTGTCAAGGATTATTCCATTAATCCTCGCTCTAGCATTTCCGACAATAGTTCCGCATCCGTCAGGTCTCTCCAGCCCTTGACACCAAATTCTAGTATATTTGACAAGTATTCAAAATCCCGATTGGCTATACATTCCGTTATGGTATTGATATCATCATCCAACAAGGCATCAATGGCCTTTTCACGGTTAAACATTTGATAACACTCCTTTAGGTTAGGCTACTAGGTTGTCATATTGCAAAGTGGGTTCAGGGAATATAATTTCCCCATCATATTCCAACTGGTCCTTTTCAAATTGTGAAAGGTAGCGGTCATTTTCGATTGACCAATCGATAACATATTCCTCAAAATAATTGTCGGAAATTTCCACTGAGGTTCTTGCAATATTGAAAACTTCCTGAAAATCCACATCTACAGGAAGGCCCAGGACTTTATACTCTGAGCCGCCTTTGGCTTTCCAATACTGCGGGCATTCGCCTTTGCCGTCCCAATCGTGGGCGCCGTAATTTTCGTGGACTTGGGTGCGGATCACTAGCATCATGGGAATCTCCTTTAATCAATCAATGTATGGATACATTATGGGGTATCCATGCCGAATTGTCAAGGGTTTTAGCCGTTATAGTAAGCCTCAGGTAAAAAACCTTTTAATCGGTCCTCTGGCACGGATGCCAGTAATTCCTCCAAGGCTGTATAATCCTTGTCCTGGATATCTTTTTCAATTTGGTCAATTACGGAATTAATAAGGTTTTCTTTGGTATTCATTTGATAACACTCCTATAGGTTAGTGGTTACTATTTTATTAATTATGCAGCCTTGAGCATAATTGTCGGAAACTTAACAAAGCCGCTGGTATCTTTTTTTGCTTTGCCTTTTGCATACAGGCCAACGATAACACCTTTAGGATCAAGGAAGCGGAGGTCGGAATCGTCACCATTGAATACAGGCAGACCATTGTAGGACTCAGGCATTGGTTCGGTCTTTTTGATGCCGAACACCGTTGCCACATTATAGCCTTGCTGAATGGCTTTGAGGACATCCAGGTCATTGCCATCGGCAGCGGAGAAGGTCAAGTGGTAGTTAGGAATGCCTTTCACTTTGCGACCAAGGATTTTGGTGTAATCATAGAATTGGACATCAGGGAAAGCGGCAAAGATATTAGCATAATCAACACCATCCACGGTGACCGAATACTTTTCAAAGGACAGGTCAGAGGTGCCATTCAAGCGGAAAACAGGAATCAAACCAAGCTTAGCCGATTGTTTAATCGCCAGCTTAATATCTGCTACAAGCCATTCCATGAAACCTTTTCGTTCCTCAAAGAAAAATAAGGTCTTGCGGATACGGGCTTGTTGGATAATGTTAGTGGTCTCGCCTTTTTTAAACATTCCACCACGACCAGCGGTATTAAGACAGGCAGCCGTGCAGCCAGCGGTCCGCTTCGGGCAGGTCTCAAAGCCAGATAGGTTAGCAGGTGCAAGGTGCAGGATATAGGTGTTATAGCCTTGCTTAGTGCCTTTGAGAATCTTAGGATTGCCTGTGGATAACAATTTCATAACATTTCCTCTCAATCAATCATTAATCAGTATGGATACATTATGGGGTATCCACTGGCAATTGTCAAGGGTTATTAGGCTTTTCCTAAGATATCATCAGGACCCATATAATAGACCATGGTCATAAAGTCCGTTGTTACTCTGACAACCGCAAGGTCCGTTGTCATTTCAGCAAGGAGTCCAACGAAAATTTCACCATTAGATTCAAATTTGACAAGGTCGCCAGGTATAGGTTTTGTTGTCATTATCGCACCTTTTTACGGAACACCGCAGCCACTTCACCATAGCTAATTTGCAATTCCATGGAGATATAGTCTATGGTGTCAGGTTGACAACCTTTCGGATCACCTAGTTCCTTAGCCATGGCCAATATCATTTTATCAATTGTTTTCATTATAGCAATCCTTTCTGGTATTTCGAGCCATCAAACCATAAGCAAAAAAGTAACACCCATACAACCATTATTGATCCAGCAACCATTTCAAAAGAATATCCATATAGGTGTTTCATTAATAGTCCAACAAGTAAAGGACCACCCATAAAAGGACTCATTAGAATAAATGTCCATCCGATAATCTTTTGCATTATAGTGCCATTCGTTTTATTCATCATGGATACAGTATAGAGGAATGCCAGGGAATTGTCAATGGTAATCCACAGGTTTTGTGCGGATTCTTGCGGAATTCTGCGGTATTATCAAGGTGTTAAAAAGTGGGGGAAAGTGTCGCATGATTCCTCGCTGGTTCCTCTGGGGATCAGGTCTTTGCATGAGCCACCGAGCCATCCTTTCAGAATTTATACTGGCAGGACAGGTTCAGAGGGTCTCAGAGGGGTTAAAATACTGGCATTGGGTATAGCATAGTGGCCCGAAAAAGCCTCGGAGATACCCTTCTGGCAGGAATCTTATCAGAAGGACACTCTATTGCAATAATGATAACATATAGTGCAGGAGTGGATTAGAGCCTCGGATGTCCAGTGCTATGGTGTAATAATACAGATATACCCCCGAATTGTCAATGGTATATACCAAAAAAAGTCCTTAGCATTGCACTAAGGACTGTTAGTAATATTACTATGATTATGCGTATACTTTGGTGATGGTGACAGGAGAAGGTTTACGGGCTGCCTTTTTTGCTTTTGTTCCCACTTTTGGTGCTTTGAGAGCGGCCAGCTTGGCTTCCATTTTGGCGATTCGGGCAGCCTTTTTGGCTTCACGGTCTTGGATTTTCAGGTCCCGCATGGCAGCCTTGGATTCTGCGGCTACATTTTTTGCAAAGTACAATTCGGCTTTGAGGCGTTTTAAGGTCTCACGGTTTGCCTTCAGGTTGGCCATAGTGGTGGCAATATTGGCTTTGATGGAATCAACGGTTGTCATAATGTAATCTCCTAATTAATTAATGTGGATACAGTATAGCGGCTTTGGTACCAATTGTCAAGGGTTAATCTTCAATTTCCCAGCCGTCTTCCTCGAGGCTGGAAATGTAGTCACTCAGATAACACCGGTAGGCTACAGGATCGCATTCCCGTAGGATCGTGGACTTATTAAACTCAATACCTGCTACCTCCACGGTACCTTCACAATCCAAGGCATCCTCGAACATATCCACAGCGGTTGCATAATCGATAACATTCATTTTGGGCTCCTATCGTCCATTGCATCCTTGATAATAACTACACTTGCAAATAAAGCAAATATTACAATGATAATCTCAGCGGCATCCATATGTTATCCTTTTATTATTGGCACAGGCTGATCAGGTCACAGGCTACCTCATAGGCACCGCTACCCACGATGGAGGCTACGGTGAGGACGGCTTTGTGAAAATAGGCACCGAACAGGATTGATACGGAAATGATAATTGCTTGCATTTTGGTTCTCCTTCGTTTTCTTCACTGTATGGACACAGTATACAGGCAACGGTGCCAATTGTCAAGGGCTTTGTGGTACTTTGTGGGTTCTGAGGTGGCTTGGGTGTTGCTGGAAGGATAAGGTTTGGAGGACTTAGTGAAATTAAAAAAAAGGGTTGGAGGTCAAACCCCTAGACCCGTAACTAGAAATCTGGAAGTGGAACCCATGGAAACCAAAATTTTTTCCGGAGCGGAATCAGAGGAATTTCGAATTTTTCCCTACAGTACCTACAGCCATCCACAGAAACACCATAGCAACTCTTAGGGAATTCAGGCTTCTTTTGAGGTAATACAGTCTATACTTCAGAGAGGTTCTCATTAGTCTTATGCATTGTCAGGTATATTGTATTTTCTTTCGTACTGTGAGTGATGTCCTATAGTCTCTGGTCCAGGATACATTACATTACTCTCTACAGGCAGACCAAAGCATTTACGAATATTCTTTCGGTCAGCTTGAGAACCACAGCAATCTATACACTCTTGTATAATCAACTCGGCGAATTTTTTACACTCGGGCATATCCCAGTGTCCGATGCCAAAGCCATCTTCCATGTATCCAGCCTGTACGGCAAGTTCTCTGATTCGTTTATTCATTATTCTAGTCCAAAGTGTTGTCTGATCGTTTTATCAATTCTACGCTGATACTGTTCATCAGTAAAGGTAAGAGGAAATAATGAGGCACATTCTTTCACTATTAGCTCGGCGAACTTCCAATATTCAAAATGGTCAGTATGAGGGCTGCCAGTTTTAACATAACATTGTTCGGCAAGTTCTTCAATTCTCTCGTTCATCATTCAACTCCAAAGTGCTGCTTGATAGCTTTCTCAACAAACACAGTACCATCATAGTTCTCAGAGATACCACTGGTCTTTAGTGTGTACTCTCTGGCTACTCTTGAGGCTTCTGTGATAATTAACTCAGCTAACATCTCAATCCTATGTTGGCAATCTTCTGAGATATTTTTCTGTAGACCATGATTACGCATGATCTCTGATATTCTTTGGTTCATTTTTTGGTTCATTTTGTGGACCACTCGCAGGTGATTTGGTTACCTTGTATGCAATCTTTGAAATTTCCTGTCGGACTTGGTAAAGCTCGTATGATGATGGGTGATTGACAACCAGAGAGAAATAGGGCGGCCAACAGTAGAAGTCTGGAAGGCGGGTACAACCATTGAGGGATCGTCATAGATTCTTTAAGGTAGACCAGTGTTTAAGTTTCTCTCTCTTAGCTCGAACATAATGTTGGAGACGAAGTGGTTTGATTATTCCTTGCTCAATACATAGGTCGATCATACACTGAAGGTCACCAAGTTCTTTGTGTAGCGTTTCGATACTTGATTCATTGGTGATAGGATTGTGATTGTCAATCCCGAATCGATGGATTTTTGAGACGGCTTGGATGACTTCAGCAGCTTCTTCTTGCAGAATGACTAGGGTTTCATTCATTTGTAGGTGTTCACATCAAAGATAATAAAAGCACCGGCGCAAAACCAGAACAGACCGACGACCCAATCTCCAACGACTAGATTGAGTAGACCACAGAACATATTCATTCCACCAATGGTATAACCAATTCTTGTTCTGTTTTGCAGAAACCATTCAACAATCTTTTCTTTCATAATTAGATTATCCCAAATTCATTTTTGATTGCTCGGATGTAAACATCTGCACTCTTACCATAATTGAAGCCTGCAGGAATATTATCTTGTTCTCGCATGATTCTAAACACTTCCTCTAGAATCAATTTACCATAATCATCAACTTCATCTGCTTCTGCCCAGCCAGCAACAAAGTAATGCCTAGGAGTCTCATTATCAATGTAATTGAGAACTCCGGCATCGACAGCTAACTCAGACAACTTACGATTCATATTTTTATCGGCCACACACAGCTAGAATGTCTGTTGCACTCATTCCTTTTTCGATAGCCTTAACATGGCACTCATGGGTATTTGAATTTGAGTTCATAGCAAGACCAAACAGCATTGCAAAGAAAAGCAAAAAGCCTGCAACAAAAGCGATAGTATCAAAATGTTCCTTCATGATTTACTCCTGATTAGTGGGGGTTGATTTAAATGCACGATGCATAGACTTTCTCCATTTTACTTTCTGTCTCTTGGGGAGAGCATTGTAAATTGTACGAAAGTGCTTATGTTCTTTCTCATCCTTTACATAACTAAAAAACTTCGGTAATGCCATATTAGTTCTCCGCTATTAGTGTTCTACTTTTTACATCCCAAAAATGTTCAATAGCTTTCTTTGCAAAAGTTGCATCTAGGTATTGTCCTAAATGTCTTTCATCATCAGCCGCAAGATAGGTATATTCATTGACATATACTACAGCAAACCAGTTCTCTTGTAAAGCGAGTTTTGAAGCTTTGCCACAAATCTTGCCAGTCGCTTCTTCATAATAGTAATAGGTTTCTGCTCCGTAACTTCTAAGTTGCCAATTATACATACACATCCACTTTCGTTGCTGAAACTACTATTTCATGTTGCCTCTCTTGATAGGCTTGCATCTTTTCTTTTTTCATTGCCGCTTCTAAACGATCCATCTGATCTCTGTAATCTTCTATACGGAGATTACGGCGTAACTCTAAAAGATTGACATACGCATTAATCTTTGCTATGTTCATTTTTGTTTTCCTTTACTGCTTGTAATAGGTCTAATAGTGAGTATGATGAAGTACCCCAATAATCAGAATCTATAATAGGTTCTGTGTTTGCTTGTGGATCTGATTGTTTAAACGGGATGATGTTGGATTGTAGATTCTTTAGGCTCATAATGTTTATCACATAGAGTTCTTACCCAACTAGTCGGTCTTAGTTCTCCTCTATTACCGCATACTTCACAAATGTGATAAGACATTCTTTCTGCTAGGTCAATAGCACCATCAGCATAACTGTTTGTATTATCAGCATAGAACCTCAGACCACCAAACTTTTCTTTAATCTGAACAACTCTAGGAAACTCATCTCCTGCACGATGATAGATGATTCTAGAAAGTTCATCAACCAGAGAAAACCATCCTTTGTCTATGTAAATACCACAATAAGGATCTCCATACATCTCAGGATAAACCTCTTTGAGATATTCTACAAATTTGTCAAGATTGTCAATAGCATCAATGTCCATAATACTCTAGTGTTCTCCGTGACACTTCTATCCACATCATACTAACTTCTTGAAAGTCATACATGGCTTTATATTCTTCAGTGACTTGATATGATTCAAGCCAGACAGTGTACTCATCTACCTTTGTTGGTAGAAACGCAAACTTGTTTCGGCGTCTGATATCACCAACTTTAGGTTCTGGTCTTTTTGTTAACCATCTCATGATTAAGCTCCATCATATGGATTTAGATACTCATCTACTTTCTGATTTGCTTCTTCAAGTGTTAATGCATAAACAGTAAATGCCATTATACCTTTTGCATTGATAGAAATAGTAAAAGGTACAGGACCACCACGAAACTCAAAATCTTCAGGTACAGGTCGTAGGATACGAAACTTCTGAGTCTGTTTCATTCGGTCAATGATTTCGCTGGTAAGCTGGCTAGGTGTTTTATCAGTCATGGTCATAGTATAACAGATAGGAGATTAATTGTCAAGCTTGCTTTGTGAATCACCTGGCAATACTCGATAATTATCTTCGACAGAATCTGGTGTTGATACTTCGATAATTGTTCCTTCTTGATGGCAAACTAACTGATGCGGCATCAGTGGAGGATTATGCCAAACAGCACCCGCAGATAATCTAGAATGTTTTATTGTTGCATCTTTTGTGTCTATCCAATTTACTTGAAAGTCACCAGATAAGACATACCAAGTTTCATCTTTCTCAGCATGAAAGTGCATACTGAACTTTGCATCTTTTTTAAAGTGCATCATCTTACCACAATACTTATCGTTGGTTGCCCAGATTTCTTCGTGACCCCAACCTTTTTCTACTTTACCGGATAATCGCATCATTAATTTCCTCTAGAGATGGTGCATAGACTCCTAAGTGTTTTACTGTAATTGATGCTGCACAATTTGCAAACTGGATAGCAGCTTCTATATTGTTATTCATTGTGTGATAGTATGCAAGAGCAGCAAGAAAGGTATCACCCGCACCACATACATCTGAAACTTCTACTAAAGGAGCAGGATACAAAACATCCTTATACAAAGCTCCTTCTTTTCCTTTTGTTACAATCAAGTTTCTGTGGTAAGACCTGAGTGCTTTACTTTCTTGTTCATTGATTTTCACATATATTTCTCTTTTTGGCCAAATATGATCAAACCGTTCGATATCCGTTTTCTTTGTATCAATAAAAATAGGACCTTGGTAGTAATCTATAATTTCTTCTATTGCTTCATAACTCAAAGAACCTTTATCATAATCTGAAATGATGACACAATCTGGATTGTATTCTTTTATAGTTTCTTTAGATACTCTTATTGATTCGGAAATATTATTCTCGTCGATGCGTAAAAGCTGTTGACCACTTCTTTCATCAATAATTCTTGTTTTTACTGAAGCAACATTACCAGTTATATATTTTATATTGCAGCCGAGTTTGTTTAGATTCTCTGCAACATTTGATGACATGCCTCTTTTTGTTTCTTCACGAACAAAGTCAAACACGGGAACTGGTGCTTCGGGATTAATTCTTGTTACAGTGCCATATTGATAAACATCAACACAGTCATCACCGTAAAGTAATACGCTTAATCGTTTCACTTGTAGAGTATCCTTTCACCAAATCAAAGAAGATGATTTCTTTACATACATCTTGACCAACAATATCTTTGCCAATATAGTCTGAACCTTTTACCATTGCATCATGCTTTGATATTAGTTCACGAAGGTCATCATCAGTTTCAAAATTCGCAACAGCATCAACCACTTTCAAGTGCATCAACATTAACATTCTGTCAACACAAGTATTGATTGGTCGTGTAGCACCTTTTAGTCTTTTAACTCTATCATCAGTGTCTACAGCTACAGTAAGAAAGTCACCTTGTTCTTTTGCGAACAATAACATTTCAAGGTGACCTCGATGTAGAATATCAAAGGTACCATTAACAAATATTTTTCTCATTCTTGATATAGTTTTTTCTGCTTATGGCTTTTCTCTTGCATGGTTTCTTCCTCAAAGAACTTTCTAGGATTACCACACATAGAACACTTGGGATCACCACAATTAAAAATATGTACTTTGTGGGCACGATGTGGCTGAAGCAAATATCGCCACTTGTGCATAGAGTTATTTAATTTATGATATCCATAATCTTTAGCTAATTGAAGTTGCTTCTTTACATGATTTTCTTTTTGCTGAATTCGCTTAGAGTGTTTTTCTTTAGCTTCTTGATCCATCATATTATTCTGCCAAAAATATTGGGGAAGAACCTTCATGTACAAAATCTTCTGCTAACTTTTCTGCTTCATTAATTCTCATTTCACTTACTCTTTGTATATGTTTTCCATCAACAAAGAAATCAATCATGTAAGTATTTGAGAATTTAGATACAGTCGCTTTTCTATTGTCAATCTGAAACTCCGATAGTAGCATTTGGCACTCTCCTTTGAATCGACTCCCACCGATAGGCAGTAGAGATTATTTCTTCTAACCCATATTTCGGTTTGAATTTTAATATTTTTTCTGATCGTTCAACATCTTCACATACTAACTTGGCAGGATCACCTGGTCTGCGGTCACTGTATTTAATCTTAAAATTAATTCCTGTAACTTCTTCTACCACTGTAATAACATCCAGAACAGAATAACCTGTACCAGAACCGAGATTAAAAATGCTAGAAGTTTTACTTTCATTTAGAAACTCTGCTGCCTTTACATGAGCCTCTGCTAAGTCAGATACATGTATATAGTCTCTTATACAGGTGCCGTCAGAAGTAGGAAAATCATTACCATAAACAGTGAAATCATACAGGGTAAGAATACGAGGAATGAGATGTGATTCAGGATCATGATTCTCACCAAACTCCCCATCAGGATCAGCACCAGCAACATTGAAGTACCTAAGAATAGCACTGTTAACTCCCTCTTTATTAGCATCTTTCAGAATAGTCTCACACATTCGTTTTGTTTGACCATATACTGATTCTGGATTCTCAGCAGCACAAGAAGATGAGAATACAATCTTATTACAATCATATTCTCTCATCAGCTTTAGGATATTGATTGTACTAGAAACATTGTTCTCATAATAATAAGTAGGCATTTCTTCACTCTCACCTACTTCTATAGAACCAGCAAGATGAAAGACAATATCAAAACTAAATTTGTCATCATCAAACATTTTACCATACTCTATCTCATAGAGAATATGGTCATAGTTTCTTATATCGGTATGAATGTACTCATCACAATATTTTGTTGCCATGAGTTGCGATGGATGTTTTCTATCCATCACAATCACATAGTAACCATTTTTCTTTAACTCTTTCTGGAGATGATGACCAATATAGCCAGTACCTCCAGTAATCAAAGCTTTCTTCATGCAATCAATCCAATAAATTTAGTCAGAACGGTACGATTAACAATCTTACCTGTATTGTACTTAGTAAAGGCAGAAACAAGACTACGGGTAGTTGTCGATTTTACTTCAAGTTCACTATCATCGTCAACATCAGTTTCGGCACGAATCAAATAATATTCATCATAGCCACCAGTAGTGCAAACAATGCTCTTTTCTTTCATGAAAGTATCACGCAGAGCCTCTTTGTTTGCTGTTGGAGGATATAGTCTGCCAATTACATATCTGGAATCTTTTTTGTCTAACAAATAGAATCCAATAATGTTAGTGTTTGTAACTTGTTTTAAAATCTTAAGTGCAGCCTTTGTATAGTTTTCGGTTGCGCTATCTTCAATTTTTTCAGACACACCGCTTTTTACATGTCGAAGAATACCTTTTACTTTTCCACTAGATCCAAAATAATTATATTCATCAGATTTAGTCATGAATTTTCTTTGAAGGTGATGTCCTTCACCATCTGTCAAAAATACAGTATTCACAATCTGTAGTTTGTTTTCTTTTTGAAACTCTGGAATGATTTTCATTGCACAGAAAATGGTTTCATTTAGTGGTGTGTAGTGCATACTCATCCAGTCGGGGAGGTCTGCGGTGAAATGTCTACGACCACTAGGATTATGAGAACCTTTAAGTAATGCAGATGCCATATAAGTCATCTCACTAGAACTCATCTTACTTGAGAACAAATTCAATAGGTTAACTTTCTTCAACATAATATCGCCATCATTATAATTTACGGCAGTATATGAATCAAATTTTCCAGCAGTACCAGTTTCATCATAGAAGCGAGTTGAGAATGCATACACCTCAAAAGGAATATTTACTTTCTTGCAGAAAAGAACCAGATTCAAAAGTTGCTTAATTGTTTGGTGAAGATTGTCTGACATAGAACCAGACCAGTCCATGAACATGACAAGACCATGTGATTTACCGCCAGGAACAACAGTCAATCTTTTGAAGATATCGTCATTGAATTTGTATGAATAAACCTTGCTCATATTGAGTTCACCAGTTTTTGCAACAGATGCTCGTTTCATTTGATCTGCGTTTTTACGGAGTTCAAATTCTTTAACAAGATAAGAAACTACTTTTCCTGATTTTGCACGGAACTGATTGAATGTTGCAGGATTAGCATCATGACACCAAATGCTCTTTTTGTGTCTTTCAATGATATGCTTGAATGGCACAATAATTTTTTTCAGATCAATATTCTCAGGAATGTTTCCATAAACATAATCAGCACCATTGGCATTGATTAGTTCTTTCTCGTTTTTACGGAATGCATCATCGGTATGAGATTTAAATTCATTATCAATATTATTATCTTCAGAATTTTTACCACTCTCATCTTCAGATTCTTCATCTTCAGCTTTTTCATTTTCTGGTGAAGCATCGACACTGTTTGATTCTTCTTCACTTTCAGATTCTTCAGAATCATCCCAATCATCATAATCAAAAGAATCATCTGAATCGGTTTCATCAGACCATTCTTCGCTTTCTTCTCCTTCACCATCAGAGGCTCGTTTTTCCTGTTGTTTTTTCTTTTCTTGACGATACATCTCCATGATCTTTTGTGAAAGAACAACAACCTCTTCAAATGTTTCTAGTTCTTCCATTTCACGGACAATAACCATTTCTTCAGCATTGAACTTAATGCCTTGAGATGCACCAACTTTGAAATGCATATTCAGGCGATCTAGAATGTTCATGGCATTCAGATCAACACCTTTGGTTTGAAAGAAATTGCGGGAAACAAGTTCACGATAGGCTTTTGAGAAAGAAGCACGAAGGCCAGGATACTTGCGTTTGATTAGTTTTTCAATTCGTGCATCTTCTACAACATTAAGAATAGACCTAGGAATTTTAAGATCGATAATCGAATCGTGCCAACCTTCTGCTGGTGTATTCAATGCATGACCAACTTCATGACCAATGAAAAGGTCATACAGTTCAGGAGTTAATTCATCCTTGAGGATAGGAACAACAAGCTTGCGTTCCTTTGTATTGAAATATGCGGTAGGAACATTTTTATGTTCAACAATCAGGTTTTCTGTCGCCAGAAGTTTAGCGAGTTGAGTTTTGGATTCTTGAGTTGTTAACATTTTGATATCTCTCTATTGAAGATAAGACATTATCTCACAAAACAAACCATTTGTCAATAGCAAACCTGATTGTTGTTTTTTATGCAACAGCACTTATCACAACGACATTACCAGCTTCGTCTACTTTTAGGTCAAAGTTTATTTCTGTACCTTCGCCCCATCCAAGTTCCTGTAGCATTTGATCTGGAAATTCTATGTATACATCTCCACTACCATCGTTACAATCTTTTACTGTCGTGGTATATACTTTTGGATTATCCATTTGCGACCTTTTGTTTTAGTTCTTCATAATAATCTAAATCTTTTTGCCACTTTGACATAACAGCCCACTTCTTTACAATTTCTTCGATTTCTGCCAAGGCTTCGATTTGTTGGTCTGCGATTGTTTTGGTTTCCATGTAATTCTCCTTAATGATAAAAGTCACTTCGATCAGTCATAAAAATCATTTTCTCTTTTTTCTTTTGAGCCATAATTTCAACCATTTCTACAAAGGTATCATATTCCTCCTGTGACATTTCTTCAATCATTTCTCCCATTTCTTCAAGTAGAATAAGTTCTTCATCGGTGAAGTTCTCAAGCTCATTCAAATTTAAGTCCAACATAGCCGTTGTTCCTTTCATCATAAATTGTAGACAAACGATTTTTTGCAAGTTCAAAAACTTCAGGAACAATTTCTGCTCCAGTCCATTTTCTACTAGCATAAACACATGCTTCTGCGGTACTACCCGATCCCATGAATGGATCAAAGATTAATTCACCAGGATTTGTGTATGCATCAATAAAATGATTCAATAATTCGGTAGGATAGTTGTCAACATAGGTTTTATATGGTTTGACAGGATGTTCTAACACATCAGGAATAGCAAGGTCACTAAATTCCTCCCGAGAAAACTGTTTTCCGGGGCGCTTGAAGGTTAAAACAAAGGAGTAGTTAAAACGATATAGATTAGCTGCCTTTGATCTGACCCATATTTTTTGACTTTTATGTACCCATCCCAATTCTTCCATTGTTTGGGTCACAAAGGTGTGCTTTTTGATGATTTTTCCACCAGATTTTCGATCTCTGAGAACAATTGTAACGACATTATTGATTGGTTTGAGTTTGGAGAAGGTGTCATACATCAAATTTTCCCATTTTCTCATGGTTTCATCTGGATTTTCACCAATTTCATCAAAATCCGGGGGTGATGTAATGACATAGTGATACTGGAGACCCCGATCCAGGGTCTTTAAGCAGTCCTCATTATATAAAACACATTCATCCATAGGTGCGAACATCAATTTTCTCCTTATGTTTCACTTTTCGGGTATATCGTACATCGATTGTATGTTTTTGTGGGGCAGGAATAGGTGTACGACAGATCGGCTTTGGTATTTTCACATGTATCTTCATTTTATCGCCTCATTCTGGCAATATCTTTTGCTTCGGTATCATTAAAAACAGGAACAGCGTTAGACTTGTGCAAAGTACCAACACCTAGCATTTTGTCGCCAGTGTATTGTGTAACTTTATCTTTTCTGTTCCAGTTTGCAACCTGTACGCCTGTGTCTACTGAAGGATATTGCTTAGGATTTCGTTCCGCAGGGATAACAAGCTTAGGCATTTTGTTGCTAGTTTTGAAAGTTGATTTTGTTATCTTAGTAACTTTTGGTGAAGTACCAATACCAACTTTACGGCACCACGCATCATACTCAGCTTGTTGCACTTTTGTCAACTTCTTTGATTTTGATTTGCGAATGTAGCCATAAACTATCATAATGATGTCCTCAATTAATGAGACTATATTATATCAAGCTAGGAACGAATTGTCAAGGATTATTTTGTTTCAATATTTGTAATGACGATCATCATCTTCATGGCGGTTTTCATATTCCCATTGCCTTAGCTTTTTCTTAACTTCACCATGCTCTTTGGATTTGCGTTTCTTTCTTGAACTTTTAGCAAATTCAAAATCGTCACCGTAATCATTATTTTTACGGAATTTACCAGCAAACTTAGTCATTTGATTTTATGAACTCCATTATTTCATTAGTAGGAACTTGATGCCTTTCATTTTACCTTCAGGCGAGGTTTCTTTATCTCCGTTTTTAGATATAAAGATTATTTCGGAATAAGGATAGCACATTTGCACTATCTTGAGTAATTGACATGCAGTACCGTCAGCATCATTATACATAAAAACTTCATCCACAAATTTTAAGTGTTTGACGATCTCTGATCGAGAGTTGTAGTTTTGAATAAAGCCTTTGTCATACTTTGTTAGGTAAATATCGGAGTGTACGCCGACAATTAACCAATCGCCTTTTGATTTAGCTTTTTTTAAAAAATTGATATCTGATAATTCTATAGGATCAAACGCACCAATTGTTACTATTATTTTTTCTTTTCTTAACTTCATGGTAACATGTTAGGAAAACACTCCTTGACAAAATTATAAGTTAGTCCTTTTACACCTAAGTCTTTTCTCATTATTCCTATAATAACTTCTGATTCTCTTGGTTCTAAAGATTCTAAAAGTTGAATCAATAATTCATTTTTTCTTTGCTCATTCAAACTCAATGATGTTGGATGTCCTTCCTGAAACAGATAGATTCTTCGCAATTCCGTCCCGAGATGAGCAAAAGAAACTCCAGGTAAAGTATCAGGAACTTTATAATTATCCGGTACTTCTTTTACTGTCCATTTATAATCTGGATGAAATGCATATTCTAATACTTTTACAAAAGTAGGAGAAAGATTTTGCTCTATTACTTTTTTTCTATCTGCTTTTGTTTTGGCTTCTTCAAATTCATCAAATATTTCATATATATTTTTCATTAAAATTCCTCAATTACATCCATCAAGTTTTTTAGTCTATATTCAATAAAGTAATTTAATAACTTACTTCTTGAGGCTGGTTTTGTTTCTTCATAAGTATTTATGATTTTTTCTTTTATATCGCCTGGTATAAGTCTCAGATCAATCAATAGTTGATTTCTAGTGAAGCCAGTATTTGCAGTGGATTCATATTCACTATAATGTTCAGCCAAAAACTTTTCCAGTTTACCTTTTGTGATAGGTGTCTGGCGTTTATCTAAAACGAAACAGTCTGAAGATGACAGTATGTTAGGAATACCATCGCCTTTGTCGCCTTTGATGATTTTTTCTTTGAGATCAATTGCCGGATTTTCAGAAATAACAAATTTCTTCATTGCAGGATTATACTGCTTCACTTTGTATTTACCGTTTGCATTATATGCTTGAAGTTGAAGAAAATCACCATCACTGGAGATAATAAGAATATCTTCATGCATAATATGACGAGGTACAAGTGTGCCAATGATATCGTCGGCTTCGGCACCATCAACATCAATTACTTTATATGGAAAGTTTTCTTTGAGTTCTGCTTTTAGTTTAGATAGAATATCAAATATGAGGTGCCAATCGAGATCAGACTTTTCTCTGGCTTTTTTGCGCCCAGCCTTGTAGAAAGGAAAAATAGATTTACGCCAGTAGTTACGATTATCGCAACAAAGCACTATCTCGCCATATTCTTTAAACTTGTTGGTATGAGTTCTTAGAACATTTAATACTAGATGGCGAATAAGTCCTTCTTCAAGCTTGACATTTTTTTGTGATGCGAGTTGTGCCATAATGCCAGATAGCAGAACTTGATTTAGATCAATTAGTATCATGATAACACTCTATAGTCAGGAAACTACAGTCTACTCTATTTCCTTCAATTTGTCAAACATATTTTGGATGAAATCGCTGGAGGTAGTTGTTTTTTTAGCAACTAATCCATAGAAGTCACATTTTATAACTCTAGAAATATATTCCAAAGGTTCAATCAAAATAGCCTCAAACAGATCGGGATCTATAGGATATCCTTCATTGTCTTGTTTGAATAAAACAATGTGATACATGTTTCCCATATTACATGCGTCAACATCTTCACCTGGTGTTTTGTATTTTGCTGCTTCTACTTTCACCATATCTTCTTCTGGTCCAGGCATGAAAAAGACTGCATCAAAATGATCATCCTTCAGTTCTCTCAGAAATTCTAGCATTGTATGCCTTAATATGTGATTTTCTAACTCTTACCATTATCCATACATTGTAATAGTCATTACTTTCCATTACACCACGAACAAACTGCTCTTTTGCTTCTAAATATCCACATTCGCCTTTTGATTTACACAAATGTAATATCTGACGGGAGAAGTTTTCTTTCCCGTGTAGTATAACATCATTTTGTAGTTCTGCGTTAGAGCCATAGTAAGTTTGCCAATCACTAGCTACTTTCACTTTTTTCTTTTTACCTTTGACTTGTTTGGTTTTGGCAGAATAGAAAAATTTCTTGCCTATATATTTTCTTTTATTCGTAAGATTTATAATCTCGTAGACGAATCCGTAATTATCACCAATCAAGTCTTCCGTAAAATCTTCGTTATTATATTTCCAATTTAATTCCATTCTTCATCATCTTCAGAGTCCTCATCTTCTATATATTCTTCTTCAATTTCTTCGATGAGTTCTCCGCAGAATGGGCAATGCTCTGGATATTCTTGAGACACAAATTCCTCTGTATAGTTGATTTGATAGGATGATTCGCAGCTATGACATTCTGCTGTTATTGTTTTATCGTTCATTTGATTTCCTTAGTGTGCCCAAACATCACCCCAATCGCCAGCTAGAGCACCTTTTGCATAGTCTGTTGCTCTATTTTCAAAGAAGTTGGTGTGTGTTGGTGCGTTAATCATTTCTTCTACCCAAGGTAGAGGATTTCTTTTGACTTTATTGATACCTTTTAGACCAAGAGAAATTAATCTTCGGTCAGCAATATAACGAATGTACATTTTCACATCATTTGCAGATAAGCCTTCAATACCTCCAGTGTTAAATGCAAGGTCAATAAACTTATCTTCAAGTTCAACCATCGTTTCTGCAATTTTATAAATTTGAGACTTCAAGTGATCATTCCATATTTCTTTATTTTCTTCAATATAGGTACGGAACAATTTAATCATAGACTCGGCATGTTGTGTTTCATCTACAATTGACCATGTAACAATCTGACCCATACCTTTCATCTTACCTTGGCGTGGGAAGTTAAGTAGCATGATAAAGGAACTGAATAATTGCATCCCTTCGGTGAAAGCAGAGAATACTGCAATATTAGTAGCAGTAGTAACAGCATTGCTATTCTGTGAGCTAATATCAAGGATGTAATTATGTTTTTCACGCATAGCCTCATATTCTAAAAATTCATTGTATGTAGTTTCAGGCAAGCCTAGTGTTTCAATTAGATGTGAATATGCAGCAATATGTAATGCTTCTCTTGCAGCAAAGCCAGCTAACATCATTCTTACTTCAGGCTGAGGGAAATAAGGTAGGTAATTATTAACATAGCCACCTGCAACATCAATGTCACCCTGAGTAAAAAATCTGAATATATGAGTGAGAAAGTTTTTCTCAGAATCAGTAAGTTTCTTTTTCCAATCCTTGACATCCTCAAGCATCGGGACTTCAGTGTGTAACCAGTGTGATTGTTCATGCTTTAACCAAGCTTCGTATGCCCAAGGGTAATTAAAAGGTTTAAAGTAATTTCTATTTTCTGTTAGTTTTTGTTGTGGTGCTTTTTTGATCATTTATTTTTGTCCTCTATTCATACATTACTGTTTCTGTGTCGCCCAAGCTCCATTTTGGATTTTGTTCAACGACATATTTCTTTGTGCAAACTTTAAAGTCTGGAAACTTTAGTTGCTTTGGATTACTTGCTGCATCCAAGAATAAACAACGGTTGTTTGGTTGTGCAGCATACTGCCCATTGTCTAGTTCAATAAAATTATAACTTTTATGATCTTCAGGCCACTCAGCATAACTCGTATCTATAATGTTCAAATCGGGTGCAGAATGATCAACAGTGAAAAGATAATTACCAGAATAAAATTGTTTATCTTTTGCATAGAACTTTGCTGTAAGATTTCTCAGAAAAGCTTTTTGTATAACAGTAAAGTCATAACTAAAACAATCCCAGATTTGCAGTGTATCTAAAGGTAAAAAAGTCTGTGTTTCAAGATTTTCCTTGCGTGATACAAACGCATGGAGAGGTAGTTTGTCATAAAGTGCGCCATAGTTCGGTAAGTAACTTTCTATTCTAAATGCTTGACCACGAATACTTTTAATTGATACCCATATACAAGGTTCATATTCCCCATGACCTTTCTCAAAGTCATAAAGAAACTCTTTACGAATATAACAATGAATCGGTGGTATGTTTGCTACTAAATGTGCCATTTTATTTTTCCATTAGCTTGTTAACAAAATTAAGCAAAAGCTTATGATGCTTGCCGTCATGATATTTTCCTTTCATCCAACTATAAGAATTATACCAATGAACTTCACTTTCAGGATGACATCCTATTATACCTATGTTGTTTTGTATGACAGCCATAGGATCACCATTCATATACCTTGCTAATGTTTCAAATTTACTTTCATCACCAGTGATTGTACAACCATCGTAGAAATACATTCTTTCTAATTGGTCTTCCCACAATACTTGCAAATGTTTAGCATGTGGTCGTTTTGTGTCTGTGTTTGGTCTTTTGATGTATTGTACGGCGTTACAATCATCAGATAAAAAATTAAAATAATATGAGCTGGCCCAATAACCGCCCATGCATATTCCGAGATACTTACCACCTGATTGTACAAATCTGGTGATACAATCAGTGTTATTGGCAAAGCACATATCAAACTTACTAGCATCACCAAATCCACCAGGTATACACAGCATATCAACATCATCAAAGAAGTCGGTTTCAAGTTCATGTTTAGTAAATATTTTAAATCTATAATAAGGAGTTAAAGCTTTCATTATACCATTGCCCGATTGCACCGAGCAATATGGCTGATGCATGAATATAGCAATAGTTTTCACTTCTCAAGTCTTTCTATTTTTTCAATATTATGTTTTTTTGATCCAACATTATTTCTCAACAAATGTTTCATTGTCGCATAGGGCATACCACTCTCAATACAATACTGTTTTGCATATTTAAAGTCTTTTGTTGTTTTATCTGTAAAATGTATTCTTATCGGCTGGCATGTTCTATTTTTACTTGGATCTATAGATAAAGGATTATTTTCTGTCATTCTTTTTCTAGCTAAATCTCTAGATTTTTTTGTTTTTCCTGGATTGTGGATTTTTATATGCCATCTTTTAAACTTTGAAAAATTTCTTTTTATCGTATCAAACATTCTAG